GATTGTTTAACTCAATATCTTACACCATTAACTGGCAATACAGATACTTGTGGATGGAATATAAGCACTCAATCTGGTGCAACTTACGGTAATGCTCCTGGTAACGGTAATGTTGCACGAGCAATGACACCATCAGATTTAAATATGAATTTTTGGACACAAGGATTGAGTTGTTATTCAATGAGTTCAAATTCTACATCAGTCACAGGCGGAGTTATGAACAATATTGGAGCTGAAAATCTATCATCAACTTCTTTGTGGAACCCTTATAGTGTATCGCAGATAATGAACTTCGCCAATACTTTAGCTGAAGGACTTAATAGTATATTCGCTTGGGAAGTTGATTACAATCTAACCGACCCAGATTCAAACGGAATAGATTATATATTACACGAATTTCAACTTTTCAATATTATTGATATGAAAAAAGTAAAAGTTCTTGTACCAGATAATAAATTCCCAGATAATACTATCAAATTTAATCAATTTAGTCTTGATCTTTTTGACACCTTCGAAATTCATATACTGAAAGACGAATTCAAACGTAAATTTGGTATAGATAAACGACCAGCAGAAAATGATATCATATTCTTCTGCCAAATAAATAGAGCATTCTATGTTAAACATTCTCAAGTATATAGAGATGTAATGAACGCTGGTTATTATTATAAAGTTATTCTAGAAAAATACGAAACAAAAGCAAACATCAGAAATCTTAACGAACAATCAAAAGCTCTACTCGATGTTATTACCAAAAATACAACTATGGACGAACTCTTCGGCCCTGAAAAAACACAAGAAGATAACAAAATTGCTAATATCGAACAATTTAAACCATTTACTTTTGATCCAATGCGTTATGTTGTTAATAATAAGGTGATTAGAGTTGAACAATCGTTATATAATGGTAATTTTGATTTCTCTAAGACTCATTATGACTTTAAGGATGTTATTGGTAAAACTGCTGTCATATATAAGAAAACTGATAACACGTTTACTGAATCATCGAACAGATCTATAATATATTGGTTCAATTTTAACAACACGTGGGACGCAGATAGACCAAATAAAACAGCTATAAACACATACGCTGTTGACCAAACAACAAATTTCTGGTTTTTGGATAATTATGATGAAACTCTTAAAAAGGGATATAGATCTTGGTATTATAAAAAAGATATTAATTTGCAACTAAATGATCAATATTATAAATTGTCAAATGTTAATCTATTGACAAATATATGGTATGCTTTTATTATAAACATAGATCAACGTCAAAAAACAGTATCTATGAAACTTTATACTAGGGACAATGATTATAATATTGTCTTATTCCAACCAGATTCTTATCAGGTTGAAACTATAAATTGGACAGATTCAACTGGATATACATATTTAATTAGCATGGGATATAAACCAGTAAATAATGTTGAACTTACAAGCGCATCTACAGATTATATAGCTGTTAAAGAAGATAATTATGAAAATACTTATGTTCAATCGTTTGAACATGAATATGATATAATCGTAAAAGGGTCAAATATAAAATATACTAATTTGAGAATATTAACTGATATTGTACCTGAAAATGAAATAAGAAATATATTGAATCAGTATTATATAGATAATGCTGAGAAGGTATTGTTGGGTGATAATGCAGATAGAAATATCTATACAGATAATTATATAAATAAAAATTGGGTATAAAAATAAAAAAACATAATGGGAAATATAAAAACATATGATGAATTTATAAATGAAGCAGATTATAGAAACGTGACAGGAAATGGCACAATGGGAGGAAGCGGTGAACAAAATGCCGGTCCATCTTTTAATAAAGGACCTGATGCGGCCACATATAGGCTTCCATCTGTTATTGGTGTTGAGGGTGATAATATAGATGATCCATATTTTGCGGGTAGAAGAGAACAAAAACGTAAAAGAACTAAAAAAAATCAAAAATTAGAAAAATTAAGAAAAGATAAATCTAAATATCTTAAAGAATTAGATATAGAGACACAAGAAAAAAAACTATAATGGTTAAAAAATTTGAACAATTTTTATTAGAAAAAGCTGGCGAAGAGAACGCGGGTAATTCTGTTATTGATCCTTACGGTGAAGAAGATTGGGATGGAGAACTGAAACCAGAAGAAACATACGACGATGAGGATTGGGACGAAGAAANGGATGATGAAAGACATTATCGTGAAGTTAGGCAATGTAATATTTGTGGAAGATATGTTGCTAATATTTTTATAGAAGATGGTATTTGTAAAGATTGTATGGAAAATGATTATTATTGTTTTGATTGCGGTGCCCGCGTTCCAAAACAATTTCTACATTTCAATGCAAATGGGGAATTAGGTATGTGTGATCTTTGCTATGCTAATGCCGCTAGTGGCAATATTGATTTTTAAATTTAATATATAGAAACATGAGAATAAAAAGATTTAATGAAAATAAAAATGAAATAGTTGACGCACTCACACCGAACTATGCTTATGTTTTATATTATGCTGGTACTATTTTATATGTAGGATCAAAAGAAGAAATGGAAAAATTAAAGGAACAACCTTATTATGAAGTTATAACTCTCGCAAAAGCAATTGATAAAATTGAAGATGGAATACGTGATAGTTATGCGAGTTACGAAGATCCAGCTTATTAAAAATAAAAAAGTGAGATGAGAATAAAAAGATTTAATGAGAATCACAAAGATATAGATCCTTACGGTGAAGAAAATTGGGAAGGGGATTTAGTATCAGAACTCAGCATGGATGATTTTAATGTGGACACTGTGTCCTCTCAGACAGTTTGGCATTTTTGTTGCACAGTAAAAGGATCTGACGTTCAATATAAATTATCAGAAGATGATATTGGATATTATTGGCTCGATCTTTTAGATCATGGACAATTACCAGATGATGTACAAAGTTTTTTAGATGAAAATAAAGAAGAAATACGAGATTACCTTTTAGAAAAGAGATAAAATGAAATATGGGAAAATTGAAAAAATATATTAACTTTGTAAAAGAAAATCATAAAGATATTGATCCCTACGGTGAAGAAGATTGGAGCGAAAAGAATCTAAATCCTATTGATCATATTAAAGACATTGTTAATAAATATGGTGGGTGTATAACAATGCGAGATCTTCAAGCTGATGCTTCACCAGTATATCAAAAGTGGGGTAACGAAATTCATTTAATAGAAAGATTATATAAAAATCATATTGAAGTTGTAACATATGGTGGACACGAATATGAAACTGAGTTAGATGAATATAATATAACCTATGAAGATTTAAAACCTGATATTATTGATGAGATAAAAAATATGTTAGATGACGCAATTGAAAACGATACATTGTTAATATTAATAGATTAAAAAAAAATAAAAAAAATGGCAAAATTCAAAGAAGGCGATAAAATAATATTAAGTGGCATGATAAATGGCCAGCTATTTGACGATTGGAAAGGCAAAATAAAAGAAGTGATCGTTGAAAAAGTGATGCCCAAACCATATAAATATAGAAACATTGAGAAAAAAGGTAATCGTCGAATAATTAGCGATGAAGAAGAAATTTATAGAAGTGGAGTTGTCTATCTTATAGAAAGGTCTATTAGATACACATTTCCAAAGAGGGTATGGGCAGATGAAGAAATAGTATTAAGATGCAATAGAATTCCAGATTGGAATTTACAAGACCTACCATCATCATGGACGGAAGAGATACAAGAAAATAAATTAAATAATATTCAATTATTTGAAGAATATATAAATAAAAAATATAAAAATTAACGTTGAAAAATGTAATAAAATATAACAATTTTATAAATGAAGCAGAAGAAGTGAAACAACAATACTACATATATACTCTTAGTGATCCAACAACTGGTGATGTGAAATACGTTGGTAAAACTAAAGATACTAAAGATAGAATAAGAAGGCATATGGAACCATCTAATTTAAAAAACGCCTGGACATCTAAAACAAAATGGATTCTTTGGTTGAAAAATCAAGGACTAAAACCAGAAATTGAGATACTAGATGAGGGAGACGCTGATAACATAGACGATCTTGAAATATATTGGATTGAGCAATTGAAACAATGGGGGTATAAATTGAAAAACGATACAAAAGGCGGTGGCGGTTGTGAATATTGGACAGGAAAGAAAATGCCAGAAGAAAGTAAATTGAAAACATTAATGAATAATCCTTTGAGAAGAGATGTATGTGAATACGAAATTGGAACAGATAGATTATTAGCGGAATATATATCAACAAGGGAGGCTTCACTAAAATCTGGGCATAAAATTTCAACTATCATAGATAGTTGTAAAGGAAAATCCATACCTGATAAATTTGGTTGCTATTGGAGATATAAAGATGAATATTTTTCTTATACCGAAAGAGATCTTAAACACACCAAAGAAGAGTTATTAAAAATGAAAATGAATCATCCACTTAGAAAAACAATCTACCAATATGAAATTGGAACAGACAGATTAATAAGAGAATTTGATTCTAGTCATGACGCTGAAAGAGAAACTAAAATACAGAGGGGACATATAATTAAATGTTGTAAAGGAATACCAAATTTTAATACAGCAGGTGGTTATTATTGGAGATTCAAAGATAATTATTTTCCATTAGTTTTAAGCAAATCGATAACAAAAACAAAATTAACATAAAAAAAAAACAAAATATAGAATTATGAAAAACATAAAATTAATAAATTTAATTGAATTTGGAAAATTTTGCGATATGATGAAAGAGAGTGTAAACGGTTCAGTGCGAACGCGTTACGCGCCTTCACCAACAGGATTACAACATCTGGGAGGTACTCGTACAGCTCTTTACAATTATCTTTTCGCTAAAAAATATAACGGAGTTTTCTTTCTTAGAATAGAAGATACTGATAGAAACCGTTTTGTGCCAGAAGCAGAAAAAAATCTCAGAGACTCTCTTGATTGGATAGGTATTACACCAGATGAAGCGCCTTGGATTGGTGGTCCTTATGGTCCATACAGACAATCAGAAAGATTTGATATCTATCCAAAATATGCTAAAGAACTCATAGATAATGGACATGCTTACTATTGTTTTGATACACCCGACGATATAGAAGAGATGAAAGCCAAATTGGCAACTCAAGGAGTAGCTTCACCACAATATGATCACACTTCAAGAATGATGATGAAAAATTCTCTTACATTAAAACCAGAAGAAGTACAAGAGTTACTAGCTAAAAAAGTTCCTTTTGTAATTCGTATAAAATTCCCTGAGGATCATATGATAACAGTAAGTGATGTTATTCGTGGAAATATTGTAGTTAACACTAATACTCTTGATGATAAAGTTCTGTTCAAGTCGGATGGTCTTCCAACTTATCATCTGGCTAATATAGTTGATGATCATTTAATGAAAACAACTCATGTGATTAGAGGTGAAGAGTGGCTTCCAAGCGCTCCACTTCATGTTTTTCTTTATGAATCTTTGGGATGGGAGCCACCAGAATTTGCTCACTTAGCGTTATTACTTAATCCTGGCGGCGCTGGGAAACTTTCAAAACGTAATGCTGAAGATCTAGGATTTTCTGTATTTACTTTGGAATATAAAGAAAAAGGTTATATACCTCAAGCTTTTGTAAACTTCTTAGCTTTTCTTGGTTGGAATCCAGGAACAGAACAAGAAATAATGACTATGGATGACCTCATTAACTCTTTCTCATTAGAAAGATGTGGTAAGGCTGGAGCTAAATTTAATATAGATAAGGCTAAATGGTATAATGGTCAATATCTAAAACAAATGCCAGATGAAGAAGTTATAGAACAATTAAAACCTCTTTTAAAAGATAGAGGCATTAATCTTCCAGATAGAACTATTAAGAAAATGGTAGAAATGAATAAAGGTAAAGCTAATTTCATATCTGATATTTATGAAGCATCATTGTATTTATTCGAACCTCCAAAAGAATATGATAAGAAAACAGTTGAAAAGAAATGGAACGATAAAGCTCCAGCTGTAATTAGTGGATTAAAAGACGCATTGTCAACTGTTAATGATTGGACATCAGATAATATTCAACAATCTTTTGAAGCTTATGTAGCTGAGAAAAATTTGAATTTTGGTGAAGTGTCACCTATCCTGAGACTTGTTTTAACAGGTATGGGATTTGGTCCTTCGTTATTTGATGTAATGGAAATTATTGGTAAAGAAGGAACTATAGATAGATTGACAAATTACAAAATAAAAGTGAAGAAAAAGTTTGCACCTATGGTGTTACCTATTCCAGAAGCTTAAAAAAATACATATACGATAATGAAACACGTGCAAAAATTAAATTTAAATGAAGAATTAATGCCTATGCCATTATTTATGTTTAATAGATCAAAAAAAAATCTAGCAATGGTAGAAGATGAACATAAGCATAAAAAAGGTAAGATTCATTTAGAAATGGGATTAAATGATGTATTTTTAAGTAATGATCCAGAAGAAGTAATAAAAGTTGTTATGAATGCTGATTCTATGGATGACCTACATAGTTTGTCTTTCATGGACGATGCTATGTATTTTTTACCAGAAGATGAAGAATCATTGTCCATTATTAAATCATGTATTATAGATTTATATAATAGAGAATATAAAAAAAGAGGACATTGGGGAAACAAATAATAAAAATAATTTAAATTAAATGCCAGACAATTTAACAAAAGATTTTGAAGAATACAAAGAGAAGAAAGTGAAAGAGTTCAAAAAGAAAGAAACTTTTGAACCACTTTCTTCTGATATAGTTGCTTTAAAAGAGCTAGAAGATGGGAACATTGAAAAAGTAGAAGGTCCGATCGAGATACTTCAGGTCACTGATGTTATAACCGATAAAGATAGAATAGCCAAATTAGAAGAAGCTATCACTGGCGGACCACATTTTAATGCAAATGTTCCTGATACGGTTAAGCGTGGTGATATTATCTGGGTAACAGCTTTGGTTCAAAGACCTCAAAGTGCTTCATGGAATGCACAACCATCATATAATGTAATAAAATGTAGAATTGTTGATATATTCTACGGCCTAAATAAATTAAAAACTATTTAATATAAGTGATATTCTTCACTTCCAATCTTCATTTGGTTCTTGGTCTGGATCTTCCAATGGTTTTATGTCCGATTTTGCTGGTTCTAACAATTCAAATCTATTAGGACCAAATATGAAGAATTTTTCAACTCCACCTTCTGGAGTATTCTTTGAAATCCTACAACCAAGATCTAATTTTCCAGTTGGGGTTACTTTAAGGACAGTAAACTTTTTATATGTCATTAGAAACTCATAAGCGTCTGCTGGTAACTTTGCAGATCTTTTAGTATCAACTAATTTTAACACATCACCAACGTTGAACTGTTTAACCTCTTTCTCCTTTTTTTCAGGTTCTTCACCCTTTTTAATCCTTTGATAATCCTCCTGTTTTCTAGGTGCTGGTTGTGGAGCTGGAGCTGGTAAATCTGGTTCTAGCCAATCTGGTTCTGGATCTCTCCCATCATCGCCTTCATCACGATATTCTTCGTTAACTTTTTTCCAGTTTAAATTATCTTTTATGAATTCCATAAATTTCATATCATTATATTTCTTTTTTACAAAATTAAAAATAATATTTCAATAAAACAAAATATTTTATATTATATATTAAATTATAAATTTGGTTTTTTATATATAGAAATAAAATAAGATGTTTCAGTGATTAAAAAATTTGAACAATTTTCACATATCGAAGAAATGATACTTGGAGTAGATCTAGATGGAGTTCTTAATGATTTCATAGAAGGTTTTAATGTAGTGTATCATAAATCCTTCCCTGATAATTATTTTGTACCATCTGATGAAATAGATGAATGGTTCTGGTATCAAAAATTGGATTATGATGGAGAGGCACCAGATAAATGGTTTTTTGGTCATAAAGCTGAAACTTGGTATTATTCCAAACCTTATCCTGGAGCAATCAAAACAATGAGAAATTTATACGAATACACTCAAGATGAGGGAATAATATTAAGAATAGTAACATCTCAAATGACACCAGAAGCTGAAAAAGCATCTATTAAATGGTTGATGAAGTATGGAATAAAATATGATGATATATCATTTACATACAGATCTAAAGATAAATGGGACAACGCTGATGTTTTAATTGATGATTCCCCAAGTGTTTTGAAGGCGAAGCCAGATAATAAAGTTAGTATAAAAGTGAATATGAAATATAACATTGACGTTAATTCAGATTTTAAAATATCTAAAATCGGATTATTATCTCCCGAATTAGTACATAAGGCATTCAAAAAATTAAAAAGTTTATAATGGAAAAATTTACAAAAATAAAAAAGTCAGAAACAAAAAGAGAAGAAAATGAAGACCTCTTCAACAACGATGATATGTCTATCATAAAATTCGATGATAAAGATATTATCATAACTAAAGCACAAGTAGTTATACTTCCGTACTTTAAAGACGATGGATTTATACTTCTCAAATATGAAAAATGTCCAGCCTTTAAATTTAAATATAAAGATAAATCAGAATATAATGATATTGACTATTATCTTACTAGCATTAAATCTGAATATAATGATGACCAAACACCAACTCAAAATGTTAGACGTGTTCTACACGAAAAAACAGGAGTTGTTCTAAATAACTTATTCCCAATAGAAGTAGATAAAGTTCTTTTCAAAGATGAAAATAACGTTGGACAATTTCATATATGTTTATTAAACATAAAATATAACGATTATAAACAATCTAGTGTTCAGGCAACAGAAGAAAACAGAGTGGTAAAAGTTGACCTAGGAGATATTGATAGTATAAAAGTTTTTGACCTAGTAACAGAATATTTACTTCTAAAATTAAGATATGAAAACGATCTAAAGTAGAAACTTTTTAAATTAACCCCCTTTTCATTAAACATTTAATTCTTTTATTCATATAAGAAAAAAAGAATGTTCACTTATATGGCAAGAAAAAAAGATCCTTTCACAACACAATCTTGGAGTGAAGGTAAACCTAATTACGAATTAGAATATTTAAGAATGGAAAACCAAAAACTTAAAGAAGATAACGAATCTTTAAGTAAGAACAAAATAGATAAAAATATGGAAAAAGATATAGCAGCTTTACTTGCTGTATCTATGCGTATGAAATATCTACTCGAACAATGTCGATCCCAAACAATGTTACCATTGGATTTAGGAAGACAAATAGATAGAGTTATAAAAGAAATAGAAAGTTATGGCTAACATGATCGAAAGAATAGAATCCCTAGAAAAAAGGATGAACTTCATAGAAGAACAACTTGGAATTGGGCAACAACAATCTAAAAAAAGAGCAAATGCCCCAAAACCTGAACCAGAACCAGATCAACCAGATCAAACTATAAATGGATTTGGTAAAGAACAACTTAGAATGATGTTCTCTTGGGCCAGAGGCATGAAACTACAACAATTAAGTAAAGGTGATTTCGAAGAACTTAAAAAATGGGATATGTTATGGGATTTTTTCCCAGACGCTCCTGGTAATTACGAAGAAATAAGATTATAATTATGGAAGAAGTATATGTAATATGGGAACAAGATTATGATATAGTTAATATAAACGCTGTCTTAACTAAAGATAAATTTGATAAATATACAGAAAAATTTGGAGAAAATCATTTGAAAGATTATCAAGACCCAGATAAAGTGAAATCTATTAAAAAATTAGAACATTTAAAAAATCAAGTTTTATGGGAAATAGAATTTACAGAGAAATATTTACGAAAATCATATAAAAACTATTTGATAAAGAATACATTAGATGATTTAAAAGAACATAGAGGTCATCTAACACATGTTGGTTTTAATTACGACATAATAAAAATAAACGAATATTATGATGCACTATATGAAAAGGTGCTGGCACTGTAAGACAGTTTATACCTATCAAGCCAGTGGAGCAGGTTGTCACGAACCTATAAACGATGAAACATATTGCCCAGAGTGTAAAGCAGCTATACTTAAAGCTTTAAAATCTATACCAAAGAAATTTGATAAAATTTTTATGGAAACAGACGAGGTCACATATGATTATCTCAAAAAGAAGAGAGATGAGCAAGATGAGAAAGCTGGCGGGTTATGTACTCGTAGAGTTTATTGCTCGTTATTTAATTCTAAAACAGGTGAAGCTGAAAAGAATGATGCTTTCGACGTAGATGATAAGCAATATCTTGTTCAATATTGGCCAAGTAAAATGGAAGATATGAAAATTAAAGTATTGAAAGAGAAGAATCTTGAAACTGGCGAAACAAAAAATTATTGGAAGGAATATAGATAATGATAGGTCAAATAAAGAAAAAAATTTGGGAACTAAAAGAAATTCAAACTCTTAATGGTAAGGAGTTTAAAATAGTTATAAGAAAAGTAAAGGGATTCTCAACACAAAAAAAAGTAAATAATGGCTAAATTATTTTTTAGATATGGTTCGATGGCGTCAGGTAAATCCGCCCATCTTTTAATAACCAATTTTAATTATACTGAGCTTCATAAAAAAACTCTCATATTCACATCAGCTAAAGATGATAGATATGGGAAAAATATAATCAAATCCAGAGCAGGACTCGAAGCTGAAGCTATACCAGTGACAGACGATACAAATATATTCGACATCGTTAAAAAACATCAAAATAATATATTCGAACAAAAAGTTAGTTGTGTATTAATAGATGAAGTTCAATTCTTTAAAAAAGAACAAATTAATCAACTAGCTGATATAGTGGACATTCTGAATGTGCCAGTTATAGCTTATGGTTTGAGAACCAATTTTAAATTAGAACCTTTTGAAGGATCTTCTTATATTATGGCGTTGGCCGATGAAATAGAAGAACTGAGAACTCTTTGTCATAATTGTAAGAAAAAGGCTACTCTTAATATAAGATATAAGAAAAAGGATTTTCTAGTTGGCTGGTATAAAGACATCGTAACAGAAGGTGAGGAAATAGAAATAGGTGGGAATGATAGCTATGTGCCATTGTGTAGAAAATGCTATAAAGAACTATTAGAAACTAGTAAACTTGTTAGAGTCAAGGACACTTCAATAATACCAAAGGACACTGTATATTGTTATGGATATGAAGAAAACGGGAATTTTAAATACTGCCCGTATATGGATAGAAGCATAGAAAAAAGTAGTCAGGAAAGTGGGTACTGTCATTTCTTGGAAACAGGAGATTGGGTATTAAATGATGAAATGGTAATGTGTGATGGTAAAACAGGAGAAAAAATGACCCCTCATGAAATTGGAATACCTGGTGGATTGTTATGGGATGACTGTAAAGAATGCGGTGTAAATTTTCCACCAGACTTTGAAGAGTGCTGTTCTAATATCACTAATATGCCGTAAATTAAAAAACAAATCAAATCAAATCAAAACAAATCAAAACAAAAAAAATCAAAACGAAAATGAAAGAAAAAAACGAAAAAACAAAAAAAGAGTTGATAGTAACAGTGGGAGGTGATCCCAATACTGGGAAATCAAGATTATTAGGAATAATAAAAGATTTATTAAAAGAAAAAGGGTTCGAAGTTGAATTTGAAGGAGATGTAGATCATCCAACTGAAAAGGCATTTGATGATTATACAAAGAGATTAATGGAAAACGATTTTAATATAAAAATTAGAATTAAAGAATCTAATATGCCCCCACCTATAGGAAAATTAATGTACACTAATATTCCTGATTTTGAATTTACACCTCCACCACCAAAAGGAAAGAAAATTGATTATAAAGATAGAACTTATTTTGACAAAAGGAGAATACTTAGACAATTATCTATAAAAGATGAAATATCTAATTTTTTAGATATAGTAACAGATGATGTTTATCATAATTTATTTAGTATTATTTTTGATGACTTTTCAAAAATATTGGAAAGATTAATAGGATATCGTATGGACTTATCTGAAATAGATTTTTGGCATCATATTAGAACTCTATTAGTAGATGGATATCTATCTTATGAAATTATATTTAATGAAGAAAATAAACCGATTTCATTAAACCTAATTGACCCTTTACAAATGATTACAAAGTTAGACCCTGATACAAATAAATTATACTGGGTTCAATATCCAGACGATCCAAAAAGAAAGAGAATTTTAACAAACGATCAAATTATTTATCTGTCATATTCTCCAAATATTACTGATTTTCACATATCCTATGTGGAACAGTTGAAAGAATCTTATGAGAAATTAAAGATGGCTGAAAGTGCTCTATTATATGATAGAATAGGGACTAGGACTAATCTGAAAATAGATATTAAATCAGTTAAATGGTTGAATAAATGTATGATCAAAGTATCTAAAATACCATCATCAAAATTAGAGAATGAAATTGATCATAAAACAGATGATAAAAATTATAATAGATTCATATACAGAATATGTGACACATTTAAAAAAGATATGTTTACAAAACTAGCGAAATTAAATAAATAAAAACAATGGAAGAATTAAATAAAGAATACGTATCATTAATAACTCAAATGAGAGAATTAAATTCTAAAAGATTTCAAGTTTTTCTAGAATTTAAAAAACTAAAACCAGATGTTGAGATAACAATGATGCACACACCAAGTATATATCGCGATCTGTATGGTAACGACTCATCGGTTGGATTTTTCGGGATCCCCGATGAAAAAATAAATAACTAAATGAACTATAAAAAAATTAAATCACCAACACCACTATCAGGTTTCTACATAGCCTACTACGGAAGTACAATGAATGAACATAAAGGTATTTATGGTATTTCACATCTAATGGAACACTTAATATGTAAAGGTATAGATAGTTTAATGGAAGATTTCGAAAGAG